GTGTATATTCTACCTTAACGCCTGCCTTTTTAAGTAACGGGTTATCTCTATACGCTTCACCAAATTTCAAATCAACATTCATTCTTTACCTTTGAGAAACTTACTTAGTTCGGCAGTTGAACCAACAAAAAGAGCGTTATTGATTTTGGTATCAGCATTATTTTTTTTGCCGTCCATCTCACGCATTTCTTTTTGTGTTTTTAATAATCGGTCATTTGCTTCTACCACATTCTTCAATAATGTGGCATACACTTCAAATGCACGTGGGTGTTGTCCTGCGCTGGCAATCTGACGTAATTCTTCCATTGCATCTTTGCCGTTGTCAATCAAATCTTGTAGATTGTTTTTAGATTGTTCATATGCATCTACTAAATCTGTTTTTAGGTCAATTTCATCCGTTGGTGATTTGTTTACTACAGGCACCAAAGGTTTCTTTTCTTCTTGTACAGGAGTTACATCAAAGATTTTTTCCATGTTTTTATCAAATGTATTCATAAGTTTATTCTTCAGTTATCGTGGTATCATATGTATATAAACTATTAGCGTTTGCTGTTGGTGGATTTGGTACAACAGTTATTGTAGCAAATTGTTGAGGTACAATAGTGTATGATGAGAATGTGTAACTTGCATTGTTGTTTACACCATAAATTGGTTGTGACGAAACAAAGTTACCATTTATATTAGTTAGTCTCAATACGTTGTTATTCCAAGAAATAACTTTTCCTGTTGCAACAGCATTTGCGTGTGTATAACCTTGGTACACCACTTCACCTATTTGATATGTTCCAATACCTGGATTAGACATATTGAATTCTACAATATCATCTGGTCCAATATCATTCAATATGTTTGTTATAGATGTTTTAATAATACCAGCAGACGATGATTTACCAAATATGAAACCTTTGACTGTAAAATTAAGAGTCCAAATAATCATTCTTGTTTCTTGGTCTCTGTTACCTTCATACACAATTTCATGTGATGTGTTATTTAAAATAACAGGTATCTCTTTGGTGATTCCCATTTCAGGAATCAAATTTAATTTGATGGTATAATCTGGTGTAAAATATGGTAAAATGTGTTCTATGACTTGTGTGGCATCTTCAATGTTTCTTACATACAAGTATAGAGAGAAATCAAAATTGTAAGGTACAGGATTGTATTGAGCCACAACACCATTTGCAGTCTGTGCAAAGTTCTTAATGTTTGTATTTTGTTTTCTACTTGAATCATAAGATAGGCCAGTCATTTCAAAAGATAAACGTGGTAAGGCAACTTGAACTTTTTTATCTAAGTTAAAGTCATCCTCTAGACGCATAACATAACGCTCTTTAGATGCATACGCAATTGGTATAACAAAACGTTCTGCTTCAGTTGCATCTGGATTGTATCTCACCAAAGTAATATCGTTGAATAGATTACCAAATCCAACAACCATTTTACGAATGACACGGTTATATTGTGGTGTTGCCATTATATTTTTCCAAACGGATTAATTTCAGCAAAGTCAATAATATTGTTTGCTTGATTTTCGATATACATGTTATCGTATGTTTCGTTTCTGGTAGAATCTTTTAATGTATTGAATGATACCAATGTGTGTGATGCGTTACTAGAAGCACCAATAATTGGATGTCCATCAATAAATTCACCAGCAATATTTGTAACACTTAATGTATTTGATGACCATCCTTGTGCAATAGCAACAACAGTAGCATTTGCTTTAGTCAAATCTGGTGATTGATATACAATCTCTTTTGATTGATAGTTACCTGAACCACCAGAAACATTTAAGTCCAATGTATAACTAGATTGAGTTGCTGCATCATCGATATCAGCAATACCTGTATCGATAACTTCTTGTGAGTATTTGAATTTCTCAAGTTCCAATTCATAGAAAAATGGAATCTTACGACCTAATGTAAAGAAGTCTTTTGTTTGATTCACAAATTTAATCTCAAATAATTCACCAGTACCATTTAAAAATGGCACATATATCAAGTCACCTTCACGTGGTCTAGTGAATAAATCTTGTGGTACTCTTTGTGAGAACGAACGCTTTGAAAGAATAACATTAGCGTTGTTCTTAATTTCAAGACCAAACTTAGAAAAGAATTCTCTTTCACCTGAGTAATCCATTGCATCAGATAAGTAAAACTCAATTGGAAATGCAGCCTTAAATTTCTTAACAGGATCCTCACCGTATAGAATGTCTCTATCGTCTGGATTAAAAATAGGACAATAGTATGCATCGAAACCCATAATCTTTATGGATTCAACGATGAGGTCTTCTACAACTCTTTGTTCGGCATGTGAGTTGTAGTTGTTAAAATAGACTGATGTTGCCATGTTAGTTCATAAACATTTCTAGTGGACCACCATAGTTTATAATCATATCTTGTTCTAAGCGTTTCTTTTCTGCTTCTGCTTCGTCAAAGATTACGTTACCATTTAGTGATACACCACCTGGCAATTGAATGCCAGCAAACTTTTTCAGATTAGAACCCCATTGGCTTTTGATTAATGTTGTTGCATACTCTTTTAACCATCGGTCATTCCAAACTCTACCATAAACTGTAGGATCCACAACAGCATAACATTCGGCAATCACATGAGTACCAACTGGTGCTTCAGAATATCCCCAAGCCCAATCAATGTAGAGTCTTTGCATATGTCGTTGGAAACGAATTGGAACTTCACCAGAGAACATCAATTCAAGTGAACGTAAATGTTGTTGTGTTAAGGTGTAGTTGATGTAGGATGCCGATGTAAAGTCATACAACTCATTTAGACGGAGTTGGTATCTCAGGTCAAACATATTGACCGAAGATTGTGAGTCGGTTACAGGAAAGATTCGAGTGATACCAGCAATATCTAATACATTATTGGCTGAATCTCTGGCTTGAGTTAGGTCAAGATATTTGTTGTCAATATCTGTTTGGTCGATTGCTTTAATATAATAGATTTTTTGTAGACCATCAAAATGGTAATCTTGATAATAAAGCAAAGCATCGTCAATACGATCCTCTATCTGGTCGTCATCAACGTTAATTTCTATTACTGGAAAACCTAAACGTCTGAGACAATATTGTTTGAAATTGGCTCTAGTTGTTGTTACTGCCATTACTAAATCTCCTTATTACCAGGTATTTAGTAATGTCCAAATATAATATTAAACTGTAATTTCCACCCAAGAAACAGTTGCTTCGTTCCATTTATAATTTTTTTCTGTACCTTCTGGATGAGGTACTGGAGTTGTCCACAAACCAGTTTCTTCTTCTAAAACCCAACTAGGAAAAGGCTTAGGTACAGTAAAGATATCACGTTCACTATCATATAAATCACCAACCGATGGATAATTTTTTCTGAATTTTGGACCATCTTCGCCTACTGGCAATTCGTTACCACTCAATCTATAACAAGCCTTAATCCATTGGCCAGATTGTTGGTCAATGAAACTTTGTTCTGCTTGAATAACGTTAACGACTACTCCATCTTTCACTTCTGCAAAATGTTCTATCATTTTAAACTCCTATTGATTAAATTATTGTCCAATACCAATTGTCCACCTTTGTGTTGAAGGTGTGACAGTAGTTGTGGTACCTGAACTACTGAGATTTTGGAAATTACCTTCAGACCTAACAAAGGTAGGATATGTAATTAAAGTTATATTAGGTACAGGATACAATACTTTTGATGGTGTTGTAAATACCCTACTATTAAATGTTTGTGTTATTGTTTTAAAATCAAATGCTGGTATATCCGAATTGGATGTAGGTGCACTAGATATTGTTACTATATTTGGTATAGTATAACTTAACTTACTGTATGTATTTATCGTTGAAGTATAAAACGGACCAGAACCTATACTATTTGCACCAAAAGCCAGTATATCTGTATTTGATGTTGGTGCAGTAGTTATTATAGTAGAGTTGTTGGCTCTTGTTATTGTATATTTACTTGATGTATTTATCGTTGATGTATAAAACGGACCAGAACCTATACTATTTGCACCAAAAGCCAGTATATCTGTATTTGATGTAGGCGCAGTAGTTATTATTGTAGAATCATTGGCTCGTGAACTTATTAATAAATTACGAGTATTACTTGGTAACTTAAATGGTATGTATGTTGATATTGATGGTGTACCAGCAGATGTGAT